AAAAGATTCTCCAATATTGTTCAGCATGATCGCGGCTTCTTCTTCCGTAAACTTGCTGTCTACAACCGGCAGGCCATTGATGGATACGATAATAGTGTTCTTCATGATAAACTCCTCCTAGAGTTGATATAAGGGTCACTGTTTTCCGTGATACTCACTCTTGGCATCACAACCTTATTATCACCTCTATAATATATAATCAAAATATACCACTTTTACACTATTTTATGTGGGTATCACAGGTATTTTACCAAAAAATATAGGGAGTCCTATATAAGGACTCCCTATTTATTATGATAAGCTCAATACCATATCTTTATATTGTACTCCTATATTTATAGCACAGCAACTATCAGCTGAATCACTGAATACCATTTTTATTTCATGGTTACTGTACTCTCTCATCTTATTTACTACATCACAGTTTATCCCTCCTTTATCTTTATCTACAAACATTTCTTTACATTTCTCTATAGCATCTCTTATATCCTCATCAGTCTGAGTATCGTATGCTTTCTTTATAATATTAAACAATTCTTCCATTACTTACTCCTCTTATAAAGATAATATATTAGAATGAGTTATAGTCTTAGACTCCATCTTACTAATACCTATTTCCTCAAATGGGAAACTTCTAAGATTATCCTGAATGATTGTAGTATAATCAATAAACGGTATAATCCAGTCAGGAATTTCTATATTAGTAGGAATAGCTATAGCAGATATATCACTAAACCCTTTAGTCTCTAATAACTTCATTAATCTTAAGAAATGCTCTGGATGAGTCTCTGATATAAGATTAGCATTCTTTTTACTTATATTAACCTTAATGATTAATACAGTATTTCTCTCCTCAAGATTAATACCTTCTTCATCTCTAGATTTTATAGTATTATAAGCTACAGATGCTTTTATACCCTGAACACTCATAGGATTCTTATAGTTACTAAGAGACTTAATACGAGCAGGTTTATGATACTCTTTATTCTTAGCTTTAATAGATGCATAGATTTCACGTTCAAAGATTACAAACTTCTTTAACAAATCTACTTGGTCTACAAAACTCTTTCTTAATATATCAAACTCTATAAAATCACTTAACTTCTTAGACGTAGACTCTGGTATACCCATCTTATATATCGGCATACCTTTAATATCAAACTGTTTATCTTCAGGAATTATATTACCCTCTTGCAATAACTGTTGAGAAGCATAATTCTTCTTCTGATATAATTTTAATAGCATTGCCCTAAATAAGAATTCATTCTTCATTATAAGCAAGCACTTTCTATCTCCCTTAGTATTATAATTCTCGGAGAATAATACCATATAATCCATTATAAGATTCGATACTATATTGGAGATTATATTGATTATACTATAACGAAGATTATCTTCCTCTATAATAACTGCTGGATATGTAAGTCTCTTCTTCTCTACTAACTTATCATTATAGAAGTCATATTCATTAGTAGGTTCAGTATGCTGATACTCCATAATAACCTTATCGGTTACTTCCATAATCTCTTCTTTAGTATACTTAATATTCATATGTATACCCATAGTCTTAGGTAATACATATCTATACCATTCATCAAGAGATACTACACAAGAGTCTGTATCTGTAAGTAATACCACATCTCGTATCATTGTATATACACGTTCTATCTTATCTATATAGATATGACGATAATATACGTATTCATACATAAGATCTTTAAGTAAAGTAAGATCATCCATAATCTCTTTAGGTGGTTTATTAGGATTAAGGAATGGTTTATCTAGAGTTACAAGTATCCGTATTATTATTTCAGATACTACTCTATTCTCACAGAATGTATACAAATTATTCTTATAATAAACCATATTTAATTGCTCTTGGTTAAGATTGTTGATAGTATTCCAAATTGCTTTAACTGCTTCATCTGATGGTACCCAAGAATTGAATCCACAATTATGCATTACTTTTAGGAAACATTCCTCAACTCCTATCATTCTATCTAATATCATATAGTCATTAAACTTACGTGGTTTGGTAAGGTCTAAACAGATATTATCTATAAATGTAAGTACTTCAGTAAGAGAACCGAACTTTACATTATTTGCTAAGAATGACTCAAACATTGTAATTGCTGCAGAGATACAACCACGACCCTGACCTGTAACAGCAGTGCAAAGATAGAGATTGTAATATATAGAAGAATACTGACCGGCACAACCATATAATGCATTACAAGCTACCTTGTAGTTCTTCTGCAATAAGTTATAATCATCATATTCTTTACTACCCTTAGGAAACGTTTTCATCTTTTCTTTTGCTTCTTCACGTTTATCTAAGAAGTATTGGATAAGATTATAGAATGGATTCTTTACTGTACCATGCTTAGCAAATAATACACCCTGTGTAGACATGATCATAGAGTCTTTTAATAGACTATCTATCAATCTAGTAATATCTACATTATCCAATGTATTAATATGATTATTATGAATCTTTACTTCTCTGGTTCTAAATCTCTTACTTATACTATAATTAATAGCCTCTGAGATTTCAAATGGTTGTAACTTAGGACATACTTTAGCTACAATAGTATACAATGTACTAGCATATCTTTCAAGTATTAACCTATCGGGAACCTTCTCTTTAAACGTTTCACTCAATGAAAAATCTTGCATAATAATAATCCTCCTATTCTTATTAAGAGGTCGATTTGATATTCAAAACAAAAATAAAGAGTACGCTAATATGCGTACTCTTTTAATCTGTGTGTAATTATTTATCCTCTTTTTTAGAGGGTGGAGTTATTTGTAATACTTTTTCTATTTCTTTAAATCTAGAATCAAACTCTTCATATTCAGCAATATGATTTTCTAAATGAGTCTGGTTACTTTGTAGTAACTTCAAAATCTCACCATTCGTGTTTAAAGATGATTCTATACGCACCATTTCTAATAATAATACGTTTAAAATAGCGTATACTAACGCTGATGCATATAAGACAATATAACGGTATTTATATAAAACATCATTTGTTTCCTCAAATACCGCTGCTAAAGTCATAAAAATCAGCGGAGTAATCAATATATACGAGATAAACATAGAATTTAGAGTTTTATCTTTAGTAATTTCTCCTATTGAATTAACGAACTTTTTTACTTTATTTAGCATTCTTATTCTTCTCCTTATTTTTTCTATCTCTCATTATTTCTTTTATAGTATAATTCTCGAGATGCATATTTAAGAGTTCTTTCTCAGTAAAGTCTTTTACATACTTTTTGAGAAATTTACCATGCCATTTACCATTAAATCTGGTTTTCTCTCCATTAGGATATTCTGTTGGAGCGCATTCACTACAAAAAACTTTTCCATAAGTTTCTTTAGTAGTTAAATCCTTCATAAAGGCTCCCCAATACCAACCTAAGGCAGTATTCTCAATACAACCACACTTATCGCATACGAATAGCGACATAACAATTCCTCCTATCTTCTATATCTATAGAATCTTTTATAAGATCTATATACCACTTATCATAATCTAAAGTATCTGATATAGGAAATCCTAAATCACCTAAATACTCGTATAATAAACCATTCGAATAAACATTACCACTATCAGTTTCAATCATCATTTTAGCTATCCTTTTTCTAGCATATTCCTTTATTAATCCATCTAATTCTTTATAGGTTTCTTCATAAACTACGGATTTAATCTTATCATCCATCTTATCTTTCCTCCTTCATATTTATAGTATATAATAGTTTAAGATTTTATAAATATTTAAAAAAGAGCTAGGGCAACATAGATATAATGATCTGTGATTTCTTTAAAATATTTGTACAAATAAAAATAACCCTTAAGGAGGAATTTAAATGTATTTTGCAGATAATCGAGGTTCTTTAGCTGAATCTCAGAACTATACCGATCCTATCCAGGAAGAAGGCCTTGACGAAGGCGTTGAACCCTATGAAGGTGAAGGTGTTGTAGACTCTGATGCTCTTCTGGAAGAATTCATTGTAGATTTAGTATGTCGTATGAATGAAGATGCACGTAATGAGTATCTTCAGTCTGAAGAATTCCAGACTCTTGTTGAAGCTGGTGCAGTTGGTCGTAAGGCTATTGTACGCATGTCTCGTCAGGCTGATTTGGAACGTCGTATTAATCTTGCTTCTATTCAGAAAGCAAAAGAAAAGGGAGATGCTGATTGGGAAGCTCTCCGTAAGAATCGTGTAAACGAACGTCGTCTGCTTAATCGTATTTATCAGAAGTATGGTCGTGCAGTACGTCAGGATGCAGTTGCATCTCAGAAACGTTTACTCAAGATATCTCCGCAGGCTTTTAATATGATGAAAGCTATTCGTTGAAAATATACTTCTAAAAATGGGATGGAGTTTTATACTCCATCCCAACTATATTTTTAAATATATACTATAAAAATGATAGGGTGGTGATAATATAATAGGTAATAATACACATTGGATTTGAGATTCATAATCTCAAATCCTAAAAGTCTGAAAACAATCTTATAAACTTATTTCTATTCTTTTTTGTCTTAGATATAAATTTGGAGGGTGATTTTAGTGTTAGAAAATCTGGCAGGATATTACGTTTATGCTGAACTCGTAAAAACTGGCAAAGTATATATACGAGCAGACCAGATAGATCGAACCAATTGGTTGGATCATTATAATGGAGTATTAAATATTTTAAGAGATGGCATAGAGACAGATTATGTACAACACCTTTTCGTTACGTTAGATTTTGGTACAGGAGACCCAGTAGATGTAGTAGATATTTCACTTAATACTTATTATTTTAATCTTATTATGTGGTATCATATAATAGCATTAGATGATGAGAGAATTCAGCCTAAACATTTAATCATCTCTGATAATATTACTAAGAAGACTATAAAGAAGTTCATTGATGATTACTTTATTACTCCTAGAAAGACTAAGTATTCTAATAGGATTCTTAATAACGTAATCTCCGATGCTATCTATAGATTTGTAGATATAGATATTTTCTCCTTATATCTTGCCAATACACTTAATCTTGAAGATACGATAGAATTAATGAATGCATCCCCAGAATATGACCAGATTATCCATGTAGACTTATCTAATGAGCCTTTGGATAATATGAAGAATAAAGGTATGGAATACGTTAAGAAAGCTAAAGAGATTATAGCAAATGCTGAAGCTATAATGGGTCATGAGCATTGCTTACGTAATCCTTTTGCTGCGTCTGATGGTATTAATGATAAACAATATAAAGATAACTCTATTAATATTGGTACTAAGCCTGATGGCCAAGGTAGTATTTATCATGAAAGAATTAACACTAGTTATATCACTGGTGGGTTGAAGAATATATTGTATTATTATATTGACTCTGCATCTGCTCGTGTAGCACAGATTATCTCCAAAGAAAATGTAGGTGACTCTGGAGAATTTGCTCGTATTGTGGGATTGAATAATGAAAATATGTTTCTTCATAGAGACCCACATTATGATTGTGGCACTAATAACTATTTACACCAATTCATTCCTAATAAGGATATTCTGAATATTCTCGTTGGTAGATATTATCGTTTAGATAGAATGAGTCCATTAAGAGAGATTACTGAGAATGATACTTGGTTAATTGGTAAAACCATATTATTACGATCTCCTATATTCTGTAACTCCCATGCACATGGTCATGGTGTTTGTTATAAATGCTATGGTAAACTTGCATATACGAATAATGATATTAATATTGGTCGTATTGCATCAGAACTTATTACAGCTCAGCACACTCAGAAAAAGTTGTCTGCTAAACATGTATTAGAGCCTAAAGTAAAGACCATTATTTGGGATGATATCTTTAAGAATATCTTTGATATTGATATCAACTCAGTTATTATCCGTAAAGACTTAAATTTCTCTGGTCTTAAAGGTTGGACTATTAACTTCAATTTCGATAATATCGAATTGGAGAATGATGATGACTTTTATTCCAGAAAAGGATTTAATAGCAGTAATGGTATCGTAGATGAGCCTATGTATAATGAATACCTTACTGAGTTTGATGTAACTGATAATGAGGGTAATACTGTAACCATTTCGGCTACTGTAGAGGATGATGATAATAATAGAAAACCTGTAAAGCTTTATCTTACTACAGCATTTAGAGAAGCATTCTCTAATAGTGTAGATATTGATGAAGATAGTGATATG